GGTGTTTATCAACGCGCCTGACTTCAACGACCCGAACGCAACCGAAAGCATCTATCGCGGCGTAGGAGCGCGAGATGTCTGTTGGTTCATGTGGCTGGCGAAGCAGGAAATCCTGCAAGATGCCATCACCTACGCAGAGCGGTACGCGATGGGTATCCGCGTAGGCTACTACCCGCTGGGTCAGGATGAAGGCCGCACGATGATGGAGAACGTGCTTGCCAATCTGACCAACGACAACAGCGTGTTGCTCCCTCAAAGCGGAACGGAGAAACTGTACGACATTGACATCAAGGAGCCGAACGCTGGCCGCGCACAAGTGTTCATGGAACTTGTCAACTGGTTCAGTGGCAAGATCAAGGAAGCAATCTTGGGTCAAAGCCTGTCATCCGAAACAGGTTCTACAGGCTTGGGATCGGGCGTTGCAAGCCTTCACGCTGATACGCTCTCGCGCATCATTAGGTATCACGCGGATGCGCTCGCAGACAGCCTGACGTGTGATTTCGTGCGCGTCGTTGCCAAAATGCTTGGCGCGTCAGACAAGCAATGCGGAATCCTGCGCTTTGAGTTTGCGCCCGAACGCCCTGATCCGAAAGAACGGCTAGATGCCATCAAAGCGTTCATTGAGATTGGTGGCAAGGTCGCAGAGCGCGAAGTCCGCGAGTTGCTTGGATTGTCTCAACCAAAGGAAGGCGAGCCTGTGCTGGGAGGCCAAGCGGCGCAACCCGCTGGTATGGCCGACACGGTTGCAGGATGGCTACAGGAAGGCAACGCCAGCGTTCCAGCGGAAGCCACGCCGCCAAGCGAGGGCGCACCAAAGGCATTCAGTAGGCGCACATGGTGGTAAACACCCCACAGACCGTCAGCAGGATCGTGTCCGATGGGCAACAGGCTTATCGGGATGCTGTCGCTGCACAGATTGAGGGAAAAAACCCCACAGAGTTTTGGGATCGTTGGGAAATTGACACCGCCGCGCTTCTGCTCATTTCATGGGCAGAGGGAGCAACCAACACGCTGCGACAAGCGGGTGTGCCGATGTCGGCCCCTGAACAGGTTCGGGTATCGCAGTTTGCCAAACTCGACTCTACCGTTCGCGTCGGAAACGTCGCACAAGAGGTAGCGTTTCGTTTCAAAGGTGGGCCAGCGCGGGAAGTAGTGGAACGCTATGTCAATCTGTTACCCCTGACCCGTGAACGCTGGGATGCGTTGGTGTCCTACGCGTTTCAGGCAGCGGGGGAAATGCGTGATGACGAATCTGCGAACGCGCTCGAACGGATTTTAGAACGCAGCCCGAAACTACGTGCTGTCGTGCAATCGACTCCGCAACCCGTCAAGCCTGACGCGCCTGACATGGTGAAAATCCGCCGTACCCCTGAAGTACAGGCAGCAGTACAGGGGTCATTCTTCGTAACGGGGATGACGCAGGAACAGGTTGAGGAAACCCGCGACTTGCTTGCCAAGACGGTTCGCGGCGACGTGACCATGAGCGTTGCGGGGAAGAAACTGGAAACGCTGGGGGTTGGCGATTTCGTTGAACAGGCCACGCTGCAAACAGGCACAGATTTGACACAGGCAAGGCTGGAAACGGTCTACCGCACGAATCTCAACCGCGCACAGACGCAAGGCCGTCTAGACATTTGCAGAGATTCGACCGTCAAAAAGTTCGTTCCGTTGCTCATGTTCCGTGCGACACGCGATAAGAGAACGAGAGAAACGCACAAGGCTATGGATGGCTTCGTGGCTACGACCGAACAAATTGACAGCATGGGTATCCCCGCTCCGCTGGGGTTCAACTGCCGTTGTTCGTGGTCGCCCGTTTCGATTGCCAAGGCATTCGCGAAGGGCTGGTGCGATGAAGACGGTAATCCAAACTATGACGCAATTCGCAGTCATAACGGCAACCGCCAACAACTGATTGACAAAGGCTTGGTTCCTGACAACGGATTTATTTCAGGCTGATAAGATGGAGACACAAATGGCACAGCCATCACACAAAATTTCAGAGAATGGCGACAAGGTTGTGATTCACGATCTTGAGGTGTTTTCTGCATATGACCCTGCGATTGACGGCGATCACGATGACGAATTGAAGACTTTCGACAACGATCGCGTTCAGGACATCGTGAACAGCACACAGCGGTATATGCAAAAGGGATCATTGCCGCGTCTTGTCGTGATGCACGAACGTGACGGTAATGAGCCGAAAGCGTCCGTTGGTCGATTCACGAAAATCAACTATCAGGAACGCAATGGTGTCGGATACATCGTTGGTGATTGCGAGGTTGAGCGCAGCGCGTTCGACAAATTGCTTGCAACCAACGCCTTCCCTCGACGTAGCGCAGAGATTTGGCAGGATCACAACCATCTGTCTGAAGTCGCGTTGCTAGGTCGCGAAACGCCACGCCGCCCATTACCTGATACACATTTCACCCGAAAAGGTGAGCGAGTCACGTTTTCCCGTCCACTCCGCTTCGATATGGGGACAGTCGGCGGCGGTCTTTCCACGTTTGTCCCTAGTACGAAGGACACTCACATGGCAGGTGATCAATCTGATCTGCGAGATGAGATGTCATCCCTGAAAGCGGCGATGGATGAACTCCGTGGTGAGTTCAAAAAGCGTTTCGCAGAAGATGATGACGATGAAATCGACATGGGCGCATACGAGCGCGATGACGATGACAAGGAAACGATGGAAGCCGATGACATGATTCAGCAGCAGTTCGCTGAAGAAATGCCTGAAGAAATTCACATCGACATCGGTTCACACGACAACGAAGGCGAAGAAGAAGACGAGGAAGAGGACGCGATGTTCCCTGCTTCGCGTAGGGGAACTCCCGATGTCTTTGCGATGCGTCGTGAAAACGCTCGCATGGCGCGTGAACTCTCGTCGCTTCGTCGCGAACTCTCCCGCGAAAAGTTCTCGCGTGAACTTGATTCGATGGAACAAGAGGGCTACCGCATTCCAGCGGAACGCCGCGATGCGTTGCTTGGCGAGTTGATTGCTTCGCGCAATCCCTCGCAGTTGATCGACACTTGGCGCGATTTGTTTGCGCGTGACCCTATGGGTGTTCGCATCGACATGAGCCGCGCCGCGCTCCCATCTTCGCCAATCGACAACCGTGAAATTACTGATCTTGTGCGCGAATTCGCTGGCAAGCCCGAAGAATTCCGCAAGGCAATCAATTCCCGCATCAAGCGGTAAACGAAAGAGAGCAATCAAATGTCAGACATGGGATTTACTCCAAACCTCACTGCGACCGACGCTGTTTATCCGTTTCGTTTTGTTGAAATCAGCGGGATTTTTGCGGGCGCACACTGCCAAGAACCCGACGCGTTTCCTGTAGGGGTAAGTGATGGATCGGTGTACCAATTCAATCAAGTCGTACACGCTCCGATTGGTTATCAAATTACACTGCAACCAAGCAACACCGTGCAAATTCAAATTGGTGCGGGTGGCATTAACGTAGGGCAATTCATTATGTCCGACGGTGAGGGACGGGGAATTGCACAAACTGGTGCAAACTCTTTGTCCACCTATCAAGCACTTGAATCAGGTACGGAGGGTTCAATCATCCGTGCATTCCGTATCGGCTCGAAGAAACTCTAAACCGAAACCAACAAACAGAAAGAGGGTTTTCACATGGCATTCACAGTTGTTGGTGGCGGTCTTTCCACCTACATCCCTTCAACGAATGATCTCGCAACTGGCGCGTTGCAAGTTGAATTTACGCGCAGCGTCAATTCGTTTGCTCTAACGCGTTACGCGCAAATTGTTCCTACGACCAAGATGACGGGTTTCTACCTGCGTCAAGATGTTGCGGACAACGTGCGTTTGACGAATGACAGGGAATTCGCTTGGCCGCTGGGTAACGACCGCCCAACAGGTAAGCAGAATTCATTCGACTTCATTCAGTACGTTACGCAACGATACGCGTTCCCGTTCTACATTCCGCAGGAAACGACACAGCAAGCCGCGTGGGATGTTGTTGCACAACACGCTCGCAGCAAGGCGCAGTTGGCGATGACAGCACGAACGAATCGCGCTGCATCTGTTCTGACGGATTCAACCGTGTGGGGCAACAATTACGCTGCATTCTTGGCTTCTGCGCCGTTGTCGCTGCCTCCAGGTTCATCTTGGACGGATTCCACTGCGGGGAACGCCTACATTCAGAAGACCATTCAAAAGGTCATGCGTCTCGTCTCGTTGTCGAGCGGCGGCGCGGTTGCTCCAAATCAACTGATGATGGTGATCAGTCCTGACGTTGCCAACGTCATTTCGCAAGCACCTGAAGTCAAGGAATACGTCAAGAACTACCCACAAGCGTTGTCATTCCTTCAAGGAAGCGACACGTTTAGCCGCTGGGGAATCCCATCGACGCTGTTCGGTCTTGGCGATGTCATCGTCGATGACTCCGTGAAGGTCACATCGAAGAAGGGTGCTGCAACGCAAACTTCCGCTTATGTGTACGGAAACGGCGCGTACTTTGTCAGCCGCCCTGGTGGTCTTGTTGGCGTTGAAGGCGCAACTTCGTTCTCTACGGTGCAAATCTTTGCATACGAAGACATGACCGTTGAACAGTTTAACGATCCGATGAACCGCCGCATTGAAGGCCGCGTCATTGACAACAGCGTTGCTGCTGTTGTTGCGCCTGTCGGCGGATTCGCAATCGGTAACGTTGTCAGCGGTTCCTAATAGGACGCGAAATTAGGAAAAGCGAGGGGCGGGGCAATCGCCCCGCCCCTCTGCATTGAAAGGCTCACATGACCGCATACGCAACTTACGCTGATCTTGAACACGCGCTAGATCAAACAATCCTCGCGCAGTTGTGCGGTGATGGCGGAACAGCCATGCCAGGGCCGAACCCAATGACCGATGCCGCGCTTGAACGCGGCACTTCGTCAGTTCGTGCTTACATACGCGTCGGCGGGATCTACAGCGAGGATGAAATTACCACGCTCGCCAACAACCACGATCCGCTCTTGGTCGCGCTGGTGGTTGATTTGGCAACGGAGTTTCTGTTTCAACGTCGTGGTGTGAAACTGACCCCTGCCATTGAACAGCGTGTCAAACAAGCCTACTCGTACCTTGAAGGTCTGCGAGATGGCAAGATGCTGTTTGGATCTGTTGCAGCAAACGTGGCGGCGGGTACACCAATCGTCGTTGCCGTACCCCCATCCAACCTTGCTTGGTACAACAGCGTTGCGAATTCGCAGTTCTTCCCGTTCCGTAGGGGTACGGTGTACCCATGACTCCGTGGCGTGACAAAGTTCGCGCTGCGCTCAAAAAACCCGAAGTGCTGCAAGGCATTGCCGCTATCGCGGCGGAATGGATGGAAGAGCATATTGCCGACAATCAAGGACGCGGTGCAAACGGGTTGCCCGTGCTGCACAAGCCTCTAAAAACGGTTGTTGGAGGAATGTGGGTCAACCGAAAGCCCAAAATGGGGTATTCGGCCACGCGGTTGCGGCGATACTTTGCCAAGCGCAAGGGAAAGACAGTAGCCCGTTACCGTACGCAATACCTGATTCAAAACGCCTCATACCGCGCTGGCGGTCAGCCGCTACGCGATACGGGTTCACTTGCGAGAAGCCTTGGCGCGTCTGCGACGAATAGCGGCGGCAAAATCAAACTTGCCATGCACGGCAACAAGTACGGGCTGTATCAGGATCGCGGATTCAAGACCAAAGGCCCGAACTACATACCGCTGACGAAGAAAGGCAAGCGTGGTCACGGAACAGGTCAGAACCCCAACAAGGAGGGGTTGACACGCGGTAAGGATTTCACGATGGCGTGGAAAGGCGTGACCGTTCCCGCTCGCCCATTCATTCTGCCAACGAAGGCGGATATGATCTCATTCGGCAAAAGCATCTACCTCGGCCTAAAGGCCGTTCTGAAAGGCACATGAAATGCCACAAACGATTCAAGTTCCAGGCCCAACAACTGTGCAGTACATCCTTGCCAACACTGGCACAAGTTGGATCACGCTTGGGTATTCCGACAACGACAATCTTCCAAGCGTTCAATTCACAGATCATCAGCACGAAATCAAGACGAGCATTTCGGGTGCTGTGCCTGAAGAAATTGTGATGCAAGGCGCAGAAGCACGAATTGCTTGCGCGTTGGTGAAGTGGGACGAAACCAATTTTGCAAGTCTTACAAATTTCGTGCGCGGTGGGCAAGCGTATTCCATTCCAGGAACTCGCGTTGTCGGAACAGGCGCAAGTTCTGTTTCCCTTATTTCATTGCGGTTGTTGGGATCCGACACTAGTAGTTGGACGTTCCGAAACGTCTATATCACTCAAGATTCCATCAGTGATTCGCAATGGGGTAATCGTGAACGCGTCCTGACGTTGGGCTTCCGTACCATTTGGCGGCAAGCACCTGAATCCGCAGTGACACCGCCTTGGGAATATAGTCCTGGCCAACAAACTACGATTGAAACATGATTGATCTCAACGACGAAAATGACCCGTTCCTGTTTTCTGTCACTCTCCCTGCGGGGAAACTCGTAGTGCAGTACATGGAAACGCTTTCTGCATTGCAGGAATCGTTGCCACAGAATGCACAACCAACGATGGCAAACATCATTGAGGCAGTGCGGCGAACCTCGCGAAGCAAAGAGGTTGCCGCAAACGCGCAGGATTGGGAAATCACCGCAGCGTGGTTGCGGATGACAAAGGCGATGGAAACAGCGGGAAACGCGTAAAGGCATCCGCTCGCTTCCTAGCGTGTTACGGGCGGATGCCAAACGAATTCGATCCTGACACAGCAATGGGGCTAGCCGCAAACATCCCCGCGATTGAAGCGCATCAAACACTAGCGATGGCTCGCGCTGTCGCTATTGTTTTTGGTGATGCAAAATCTCTTGCTCGCGCTGTGTACGAATCAACGGGTAGTGCGAAACTCGCACAGCGCGTAGAAATCCAAGCGCAAATGCAGAAGGCGATGGATGCCCAACGTACCTGACATCATCTATTCGATGCGGAATGACCTTTCTGCGTGGATGCAGCAGCGCGGATACGGCGATGCCGTGTACATCACCGAAGCGCAAATTGACGAGGTTGTTGGTCAAGCGGCAATACAACTGATTCCAGGATCAGATACCGCTGTGCATCCAAACAGCGGCGTGGGATTGATCCGAAGTCAACTTGAGGTTGTCGTGTGGTGGCGTGGCTTGCTTGACCCAATGCAGCGTGGAACAGAGCGCATTTCAGGGGAAACAGGCATCCAGCCGTTTGTGGCACAACTCCGCGAATACCTCACGCAGCGCAAGTTTACGGGAATGACAATCCCTTGCTTGTTCCGTTCAGGCGGAAACGTCGAAGCGATTCCTGAATTGGATGGCTGGTTGATCTTGAAAGACAGTTACGACTTCGCATTTGAAATGAATTGGACGGTGAAGTGATGGAGGATCTAGGAAACATCAACATCACAATCCGCGATGGTGTTTCAGGCGGCGGGGGCGGCGGGGGAGGCGGTCAAGCGGGTATGGGGCCAGCCCCTAGCGCGTGGCGGCAGATGATCGGGATGGGTACACGCTTGCCTACAGGCGGCGGTGCAGGATCAACCGCTGCATCGGTTAGCAATGTTGCTACGCGCACGGCAGGGCTATTTCAGAAGTTGCAAAACGCTCTGAATATCACGGGAGAGGTTAGTAGCGCGGTGCGCTCGCCATCTCTGTCGGGGTTGGTGAGCCTTGGTACGGCATCGTCGCAAACAGGCGCAGCGTTGGCTGGCCTAACAGGCACGTTGGCTATTGCGGCTCCCATTGTTCTTGGCGTAATCGCGGCGGTAATGGCCGCAAAGGTCGCTCTTGATCTTTTGCGGCAAGCAAGCGAATACACCGCAGAGCGCATTCGCGACACAACGCGGTATAGCGGCGCGTTGCAGATTGCAACAGCAACCGAACGGCTCGCAGAGTTTCAACGTCAACTGAACGATGCTACCGTCAACGGCAAGGCATACGCAGCGGTACAGAACGCTGCAACCATTGCAAACAACGCTCAAGCGGCGGCAATGACCAAACTCAACGGTTTGATTGCTGATGCTGCGCTTATCTTTGAGCGCATTCGTTTGACAATGTGGCGCGTCATTGATGTGTTCGCGCAACTCGCGGTTCGTATTCCTTGGCGGCAAGTCGGCAACGTCGCGCTAAATCTCAATCCGATCATTGTGTATACGCGCTTGTGGGCGCAAGCAATGGCAGCCTTACTGTCTGCGTTTCAATCGGTGACGCAATATCTATCAGGTATTCCAATTATTGGTTCATTGCCAGGGGTTCAGAACGCAGCAATGTTCTCAAATTGGCTTCAGTCAATCCTGCAATACCTTCAGGGCATTTGGAACAACACCGCGCCACAGCCAACTCCAACAACAGGCAACTTGAATCAGTGGTTTATGGGTGACGTGCTTGCAATTACGGGTAGGA